CGCCGTGGGAAACCAAGACGGCGGAGGTGCTGGCCGCCGTCAGCGCCTGGGCGAAGCTGCGCGACACCGACCGCCGCAACATGGTCGGACGCTTTGCCGCCGTGGTGTACCGCATGCGCGACGGCAAGACGTTGGATCAGCCGTTGGAAAAGGCCACTGAGCTGGTGGACCTGCTGCCGCTGTACGAGAGCCAGATCAAGGTTGCCGCGTGGCACGATGACCAAGCCGCCGACGACTACGGTCAGCCGCGCATGTTCTCGATCCGCACGAAGCCGCCCGGGAACGGTGACACGATGGCCCGGCCGGAAGCGTGGATCGACGTGCACCCGAGCCGCGTGCAGATCCTGGCAGAGGGAAGCGTCGGCGATATGTTCGACGGCGTGCCACTGTTGCGGGCCGGGTACAACGCGCTGGTGGACCTGGAGAAGATTCAAGGCGGCAGCGCTGAAGGGTTCCTGAAGAACAGCGCGCGGACCATCGTGTTCAAGTACGAGCCCGGCGCCAGCGTGCAGGCCATCCAGCAGGCCGACGGAAGCACGAAGACTGTGCGCCAGATCCACGAAGAGCAGACGCAGGCGCTGAACCGCAACCAAGACAGCAGCATCGTGCTCCAAGGTGGCGATGCGACGACGCTTCAAACCACGGTCGCCGACCCGACCGGCTCATGGCAGACCGCGGCCAATGTGTTCGCCGCCTCGGTGCGCATCCCGTTCACGATCCTGTTCGGCCAGCAGACCGGGCGACTGGCAAGCGACGAGGACAAGGCCGATTTCATCGCCCGCGCCAAGAGCAGGCAGGCCAACGAGTTGACGCCATTCCTGGCGCAGTTTGTCACCCGCATGCAAGCCGCTGGCGTGATCGAGCCCGGGCCGTTTGAGATCGAGTGGCCGGACATTGCTGCGCCGACTGACGACGACCGCCTGAGCAACGTCGGGAAGATGACGACGGCCAATCAGCAAGCCTTCCAAGCCGGGCAAGGCCCCATCTTCACCGAGGACGAGATTCGCAAGGCTGGCGGCTATGAGCCGATGGCTGGCGATACGGGCGGCATGCCGGGTGATGGTGGAAGCGCTGGGGCTGCGTGAGCCCCGAATGAATGGAGAAGTAACGACCATGGCAGACCTATCCACTAGCGCTAGAGCAAAGGTTCAGATCGACGCCGGGCAAAGCCTGCGGGTCGAATCCGAGGGCGGTTCCGCCACAGTGACGGCCATCTATGGCGCGCCAGCAGGCGCAACCGTCGTCACCGGATCTTCAGTGTTCGGCCCCTACGGTGTGCCTGCGGTTCTCAGCGTGCTGTGCACCAGTGGGACGGCAAGCTACTCCGTTGTGCGCGATGACCCGGCCGCCAACACCCTGACGGCGGCTGAAGTCGCGCGCATCAAGGTGGGCACGGTCTCGCTTCTCGCGTCGGCCCTCCCTGCGGCCTCCTCGGCCAATGCCGGCACGTTCTACAGGGTGACGGACGAGAACGGCGGGACGCTGTACTACAGCACCGGCGTCTCCATGATCAAGCTGGCGCCCGGCCTCAGCGAGTACGACATTGCATCGTGCCTGTGGGCAGACCGTGGCACCGGCGTTGTCGGTCAGGTCAAGCGCATCAGCAACCTAGGAAACAATCCGCTGGTGGAGGCCGTGTGGGATGGCGCCCGCTGGGCCCCGCGTGGTGGCCGCCAGTTGATCTACTCCAGCCGAGGCAACATCGACGGCGCCAGTGCAACGACAAGTGCCGTGACGCTGCCGGCCGTCACGATTCCGGGCGGCCTGCTGGGCGTGAACTTCGGACTTGATGTTGAGGTGGCAACCCACACGCTGGCTAGCGCAGCCACGACGGCCAACACCATCAGCTACACCTTCGGGGGCTTCGAGCTTTTCGGCACCGACCGCACTACCTCCCGCCGCATCTGGAACGGCCGGCGTCTGCGCAACATGGACGCGGCCAACGTGCAGACCGTCATGTCCAACGCCAGCGGCATGGGCGGATTCGAGGCGGCGGCCAACGACCCGAAGGAAACCACCAAGAACACCACCGCCGACGTGGCCATGGCAGGCACTGCAACGGCTGTTGCTGGGTCTGCGCTGGTGAACCGCTGCGACGAGTTCAAAATCTGGTGGGTTGGCGCCTGATGCCGCGCGCCGTTCCTCTCGGCTACCAGCCGAATATTCTCGTCATCAACGCCGACGATGCGCCCTTGAACTGGTACGGCGGGATGCCGCTGTGGGCAGCCAATTGGGACTCATCGTTTCTGGACTTCACCAGCAACGGCAGTTGCAACACGCCTCTCTGTCTACCCGGTCGAGCGGCAACGCTGACGGGCTTGCGTGTTGAGCGCCATCGTGGATTTGACAACAGCAGCGGCGCGAACCTAGACCTGAACAACACCTTCTTGATGGCGGCCAAGCGGGCAGGCTATCGGACTGGCGCGGCGGGCAAGTGGATCAACGGGTTCGGCGAGTCAGGGAACGGCGGCTTCGGCACTCAGACGAGACAGCCCGGCCTGGACTGGCAGCGGATCATGTGGGGGCCGCCCGACTACTTCGACTATGACCTGTTGGATGAGTCCGGCGCCCTGACACACTACGGCGACTCCACCGCCAATGGCGGAAGTGACGCGAACTACGTCACCGACGTGGAAAAGAACAACGTGCTGAGCTTCATTGGCGCCAACGATGCGCGCCCGTGGTGCCTGTATTGGGCCCCGAAGTCACCGCACAAGGATGGCGGCGGCGGTGCGCCTGGCCCGACTCCGGCGCCGCGCCATGCGTCCACGCCGATCACCCTCGCGCAGTCTGCATCGTTCGGCCTGGACCCTTCGGCCTACGGCAATCCGCCGTGGATGGCCGCCAGCGCGGAAACGCCGTGGGACGCTGCAGCAATCGCTGCGGTCACTGCTGAGCATATCCAGGCAATGCGGGCGATCCTCTCGCTTGACGAAGCCATCCACGCCGTGCTCACCGCGCTCAACGCCTCCGGCGCGCTGGCAAAGACGGTCGTCATCATCAAGACGGACAACGCGCACGCTTACGGGGAAATGAGGCAGACGGACAAGGGCACGCCGCACCGTGGCGCGTCTTCGATGATGCTGAAGGTCAGGATCCCCGGCGTCTCTGGCGGCAGCCGGGCGCATGCCGTCAGCGACATCGACATTGCCCCGACCATCTGCCACCTGGCAGGCGCTCAAATGCCAGCGGCCCCCGATGGAATGAGCATGTACAGGGCCTGCCTGTCGTCCGATGGCACACACCGCAAAGCCTCCCCCATCGGCAGCCCCATCAAGGATTCGCCGACCTTCCGGGGCTTCTGGGATGACACCGGGCGCGTGGTGTACGAGGGCCTCCCCGGCGGCAAGGCCAGCGGACAGCGTGGATCCTGGACCAACTTCGACCAGACCACCAACATCGATCCGATCCCGCCACTGCTTGACGACCTCGCGGCGCTGTCGCTGCCGATCCCATCGTAATGGCCGAGCGTCCCCGCAATCCCGCCATCCCCGGCACGGTGAAAGACCGCACCGGGGCGGCCGGCATCCTGCGCAAAGCCGGCGCCGAGATCAATCGCCGCTGGGTGAGCCTGGCGCGCGACGTGCTGGTGCTGTTCGATTCCATCCCGGTCATGGCGATCAACGACGACCGCGGCCAGGCTGTGCGCTACGCCATTCAGCCCGAGCAGCTTTCCAGCATCGCTGCCGAGCTGCAGGCGACCGTGGCGCGGTGGATCAGCCAGCGGCGGGACGTCGATCACTATTTCTGGTGGGATGGCTTCGTCGAGGATGCCCACCGGCTGGGCACGGCGCAGAGCTGGGCGAACCTGTCGAACCTCTCCACGGTCTACGCAGCGGCCCGGCAGCTTGAGGCCATCGTCTACAGCGAGCCCTATCGCAACCGCATCGCGGCGGCGAAGTTCAAGAGCTACGAGCACTGGACCGGGCTGGCCGCCGAGCAGCGCAGCACGCTGGCGCAGATCATTGGCCAGGCTGTGGCGGACGGCCAGAATCCGACCGTGGCGCGCAAGCTGATCGCTGAGCGGCTGGAGGTGAGCAAGGCCAGGGCGCTGGCCTACGCGCAGACCGACATCACCGACACGCTGCGGCAGGCGCGCATGGCTGAGGCTGACCACGCGGTCGAGACGCTGCAGCTTCAGATCGGGCTGCTGTGGACGTCGGCGCTGATCCCCACCACCAGGCCCTGGCATGCGAGCCGGAGCGGCAAGGTGTACTCGACAGCCGAAGTGCGCGAGTTCTATGGTCAGAGGGGCAACGTTTTCCGTTGCCACTGTAGCGTCACCGAGGCGCTGCTGGACACCGATGGCAAGCCCATCCTCACCGATGGCCTGAAGGCGAAGATGCGCGCCGAGCGTGAGGCCTGGGAGCGCGACGTGCTGAACGTCTGAGCGCGTCTCCGTAGCATCCGCGGCAACTCATCAGAGGGCCGCACATGCGCAAGCGAATTCACATTCTCACTACCGTCAACGCAGGCGCCGTCAGCAAGGCCGGAAGCGTCTACACCATCCGGGACGTGTGCGGCGCAGTGGACGACATCGCCATGAATGGCGTCCTGTATTCGGCCGATCAGCTCGCCAAGGCGGCCCCGAGCCTGGAGGGCAAGCCGGCCCCGGCAGGCCACCCCAAGAACGCCGCTGGCCAGTACATCAGCGCCCTGAACGGCGAGGCTCTGCTGAACGCCTACGCGGGCGCCGTGTGCCGCAACGCTCGCCACGAGGGCGGCCGGACGCTGGTGGATGTGGTGGTCAATGAGGCCCAGGCCAAGGCCAGCGAGCCCGGCGCGAAGCTCATCGAACGCCTGGATGCAGCCCTGAATGGCACCAGCGTGGAGCCGATTCACGTCAGCACCGGCCTGGTGGCGGAAATGGTCGCGGCCAACGGCGAGAGCCGGGGCAAAAAGTACAGCCGGGTCGCTACGAACATCCAGTACGACCATCTGGCCATCCTGCTGAACGAGAACGGCGCCGGCACGCCAGCCGATGGCGTCGGCATGTGGCTGAACAGCGCCGGCCAGCCCGAAGAGGTGGAGCTCGCCGAGTTCGACCCGACGCCTGCCGACCGCCGCTTTGAAGGCCTGACCGGCTGGATTCGCAAGCTGCTGGGCAACTCCTCCGAGCTGAGCCTGGATCAGATCCGGGAGGGGCTCTACAAGGGCTTGCCGGAGGGCGCTTGGGTGCTCGAAGTGTTCTCGCGGTACGCCGTCTGGAGCGACCGCGACAACCGGATGTGGCGGCAGTCCTATGCAGTCGATGCAGAAGGCTCCGTAGCATTCGCAGGCGATGCCGTGGAAGTCGTCCGCAGCATCAAGTACGAAGAAGTTTCCAACCACCAAGAGGCCAACATCGTGAAAGAAACGATCCTCGCCGCGCTGAACGCAGCCGGCATCAAGACCGAGGGGCTCAGCGATGCCGGCCTCTTGGATGCGTACAACCAACTGCAGGCCAAGCCGGTGCGCGAGCAGCTCGCCGAGGCGACCAACAAGCTGGCGACCATCGAAGCCAACGCGCGTCAGGCCGAAGAAGGCGAGCGCACCGCGCTGGCGACCGAGCTGGCCGTGAACAGCCTCCTGACGGTCGATGACCTGAAGGCCCTGCCGCTGGCCCGCCTGCGCGAGCTGAAGGCGGCCAAGCCCGGCGCGGCCCCGCTGCTGACCGGCAACGCTGGCGGCACGAAGCCCGGTGACGAGTTCGCCGGCTACGACATCAACGCGACCCTGAAGGAGGGCAAGTAATCATGCCAGCACGCATCTATCGCGGTCCTGCTGACCGCCAGCCGAAGACCGTCAGCGACAAGACCGTCGCGGGCGCATACCTGCCGGGCACGTTCGTGACCGAAGGCGCCAGCACGCTCACCCAGGCCACCGCGTTCGGCCCGAACGTGCGCCTGCTGGGCAACCGCGACTTCTACAGCGAAGGCGCGTTCACCGCGACCGACCCGCTGTTGACGGCCTACGCCAGCGGCGACACCGGCGTCGCCTACAAGCTGGAGCCCGGCCAGGACTACCAGGCCGCCGTGGCTGCCGCCACCTACACGTTCGGCCAAGAGCTGACCGTGGCCGCCTCTGGCCGCCTGGCCGCAGCTTCGTCGGGCAACGTGGTGGTGGGCTATGCCCGCTCCGCTGGTGCCAAGTCGGCCGGCGACCTGATCGACTTCGAAGTCGCCAACCACTACGCCAAGGCCTAACGGCAGGCGACGAAAGGACAAGACACCATGCTGCTCTTCACTCCCGAACAGCAAGCCGCAGTCAATGCGGCCCGTGCTGGCTTCAACGCCTCGCAGACGGCCCTGGCCTCGCAGGTCGTCGCGCTCATCGGCAACGCCGCCCCGATCCCCCTGGACGCCTGGCGTCGGGTGGACACGCGCGGCGCGATGATCCAGCGCGATGTTCTGCAGGTCTTCAACCGCCTGTCGGCCGCCAACTCGACCCCGGTTGGCGTCGGCGACATCGTGAGCTTCTACCCGCAGATCAGCGACTCGGGTGAAGTCCATGTGTCGATGGACGGCCGCAGCGAGGGCAAGGCCGATCAGGCCAACGTCAAGTACGCGGGCACCCCGGTTCCGGTGTTCGACAGCTATGCCCGTATGGGCTGGCGCCAGATGGAAGTCATCCGCAAGGGTGGCGGCCTGATCGACACCGAGACCATCGCCAACCACCAGCGCAAGGTGGCCGAGAAGCTGGAAGACGTGGCCCTCAACGGCCTGTCGTCCATTGCTGTCAACGGCAACACCATCTACGGTCTGCGGACGTTCCCGCAGCGCAACACGGCGACGCACGGCCTGACCCTGGCGTCGTCCACCGGCGCGCAGTGGCTGGCGGCTTTTGCTTCGCTGCTGAATCAGCTCATCGGCGACAACGCCTATGGCCGCGCCACGGTGTTCCTGAACTACGGCGACTGGCTTTACGCGAGCATCAATGAGTTCGTGGCCGGCTACCCGAAGACGATCCTTCAGCGCCTGCAGGAAATCCAGCAGATCGCCGAAATCGTGCCGTGCTCGAAAATCCCGGCGAATGAGCTGATCGGCGTTGCCAACCTCGCCACCGGCGATTGGGGCACGATGCTGTCGGCCATGCCGCTGACGACCCGCCCGAAGGCCCGCGCGAACCCGGAAGACGACTACGTGTTCGGCGTGCTGGCCATGGCCGCTCCGCAGCTGCGCAGCGACTACGACGGCCGCTCGCAGATCGCCCACGCCACGGCGTCGTGATCATGCTGTACCGCATCACTCACCTCAAAGCGCCCTGGCCCGCCGGGGCCGGGGTCGGCGACGTGATCGAGCTTGCCTCTGTGCCCGCCTGGGCGCTGGGCAAGTGCGCTCCGGCGGGCGCCGATGCCGAGGCGACGGTCAGCTTCGAGCCGGCCGTCGACGCCGCAGCCCTGGAGGCGGAAGCCAAGGCCAAGGCGGAAGCCGAAGCCACCGCGCTGGCTGAAGCCGAGGCCAAGGCCGCCGCTGAGAAGCGCGCAGCCCTGGAGGCGGAAGCCACCGCGCTGGGCGTCACGTTCCGCAGCAATGTCGGCGACGATACCCTGGCCGCCCGCATCGCTGAAGCCAAGGCGGCGGCGTGATCAGCGCCACGCAAGCCCGGCAGTATCTCGACGAGGCCCTGGGCGTCAGCCTGCCCGCCTTCGTCGTGGATGCCGCCGTGGCGCGCGTGGCGACCACTGAGGCCGCCATGGCGACGGCCGGCTACAGCAGCGCCGACCAGGTGCTGATCCAGTGCTACGCCGTCGCCATCATCGCGGCTGGCGGCGATCCTCGCCGGCTGGCCAGCCAGGGCGCACCTTCCGGCGCCTCGCGCAGCTTCAAGAACAGCGACGGCGCGTTGTCCGCCCTGCGCCGCGCGCTCGCCGCGCTGGACACCGCAGGCACCGTGGCGGCCATCGTCGGGCCTGACCCGCAGGCCGGCACCATGTTCATGGTGGTCTGATGTCGTCGGCCGCCTCATGGAGCTACACGGCCACGGCCACGCTCTGGCCGCTGGTGGGGCGCTCCGACTGGGACGGCGCCATGCTGTACGGTGAGCCGTCGATCTTCTCCTGCGACTACAGCGCCAAAGCCGAGCAGCGCACCGACGCCCGCGGCCAGGCCTTCGTCACCCGCCAGGTGGTCTACACCGAGCGCGCCGACGTGAAGCCCGGCGACATGCTGCTGATCGGCGCCAGTGCCGAGCCTGACCCGGTGCTGGCCGGCGCTTTCGAGGTGCGCGCCGTGCAGCGCAACGGTGACACATTCCAGAGAGAAGCCGATGACTTCGAGCTGCTGACGTGAGCCGCGCCCGCGTCGTCAACAAGCTGCCACAGTTCGTCGCCAGCGTGCACGACAGGGCTGAACGCGGCATGACGCAAGCCTTGATCCTGGGCGCCAGCGAAGCGAGCGTCCTGACCCCCATCGGCGACACCAGCAACCTGATCAACAGCCAATACAAGGCCGTACGCCGCATCCCCGGCAAGGTCATCGGGACCGTGGGCTACACGGTGAGCTATGCGCTGCCGGTGCACGACCCCGACCACCCGCAGACCGTCCGCCGCGCGTCAGCCCAAAAGGAGTTCCTCCGCAAGGGCTTCGAGAACGCCGAGCCGAACATCCGCGCAGTGCTGAAGGGCTCGCTCAAGACCTGATCGGGCGCCTCCGTAGCATGCCCGCATGTCCGCAGCTTCCGACGCCATCCGCAACCTGATCACGCCTCTGCTGGGGCCTGGCTGGCGCGTCCAGTTCGGCCGCTGGGTGGAGCTTGGCGGCGATGGCACAGACCGATTCGCAGTCGTTCGCCCCGTTGGTGGCGGCCCCGCCGAGCTGGTGCGCCGTCCTCAGTTCACGATAGCCCTGATCGGCATCCGCGACGAGGGCACCAAGCCCTGCGAAGACGCGGCCGACGCCATCATCGAACTGATGCGGACCGATAGCGGATCCATCGTTTTCATGCAGCCGGGCGAGCCGGTATTCATGCCGACCAGCGATGGCCGGCCCGTCATCGAGATTGCGGTCTCGACAATCGTCACCTAGGAGCTTCCCCATGTCTGAGCAATTCGTCGGCCGCGACTGCGTTGTCAATTTCGCCATCGGCCTGCCTTCCGCCAATCCGTCGAGCCTGACCTTCAAGCAGCTTGGCATGATGCGCGGCAAGTCCATGAAAACCTCGTGGGACACCGTGGACACCACGGCCGACATGAGCCCGGCCTTCACGAAGACCAACCTTGCGACCTTCAAGGCCGTCGAGTTCTCCGGCGATGGTGTGACCTACACCGAGGCGCTGGCCAATCAGAACGAGTTCAAGGCCCACGTCATCAGCCCGGGCAGCACGACCGGCAATCAACCGATGGTCTGGCTGCAGCTCATCGACTTGGACGGCAGCATGTACGAGGGGCCGTTCATCGTCACCGAGTGGTCCGACGACCGCCCGCACGCCGACGCCGCGACGTGGAGCACCTCCGCGATGAGCAATGGCGCTGTGACGTTCACCCCGGCCTGATCGGCCGACCGCAACCGCTGACGACAAGGACCAAACACCATGGCCGCAATCACCTCTATCAATGCCTCGCAAGTCGGCGCCTTCGCTGCTGCCGCGACTGTGCTGAGCGCTGACGACACCATCACCTACAACGGCAGCAAGAAACAGTTGCTGGTGTTGGACAACACCACGGGCGGCAGCCTGACGTGCACCATCGACGGCGACGGCGGCACGACTGTGCAGGCTCCCGGCATCGGCATCGTGGACATTTCCGCAGGACTGGCCATCGTCGTTGGCGCGAATTCCAGCGTCGCCGTTGTGCTGGGCTCGGTGCGCGCCTACTGCCAGGGTGTCGTGCACCTGAAGGGTGCCGCCACGCTGAAGGCCCGAGTCTTCGAGCTGTAAGCCAGGCGCCGCCGTGCTGGTCGAAAGCGGGTTCACCCGAGCCGCGGCCAGCGACGGCAGCGAGTGGAGCTTCACGCCCAGCCTGCGCAACATCGCCGAGCTGGACACGCCGGCCGGCATCGTGGAGCTGTTCGCGGCCCTGCATGGCCCGCATGCCGAGCGCGAAGCCCGGTATGTGCTGGCCGTGCTGTGCGATCAGGAAGACCCGGCGCCACTCATCGGCTGGCGCGACGAAGACGGTGACCACGGCGGCATGATGCCGGCCGCCGAGCAGGTCATCATCGCCCGGCACCTGATGACGCACGGCATCATCGGCACGGCCAAGCCCGGGAAGGCCGGCGACGGCAAGTACAGCGCCACCTTCGACGCAGCCGAGTACATCGCTGCGGCCTGCGTGCACCTGGGCCTGTCGCGGCAGGACGCCGAGGCGCTGAGCATGACCGAGTTTCAGACCATGTTCCGCATGAAGTTCCCCGAGGCGGCCGGCGAGAAGGAGCGCGACGTTCCGACCCGCGAAGAGTACGCGGCTGCAATCGAGGCCATCAACAAGGCGAGGGGGAAGCGCGATGTCTGAAAGCGTAGGAGGCATCCACTATGACGTGGGCCTTGAGACGACAAAGCTTCTGCGCGATCAGCGCGACGTTG